AAAAAAAAATCCCCCCTCCAGTCGCCAGACTGGGGGGGAGGGGGAGTCCCTCGCCCGCCCACCCGACCGAAGCCAGGTAGACGTTTGAATTATTCGCTTTTCCATTCCTCATTCTCAATAAACGCCCGTGTGTATTCCTTATTGAGTATTTGGTATGCTTTCCTGTAATGGTTGGTATATGTGGTACTTATCGGCGTGATTATTTCGAAGTAATCAATATCGCCGGTATACTTCTCATTGTAGAATGAAGTATTCAGTACCACATTACCACCGAGGGAATTAATAGCGGACACCAAGCGAAGAAGTGTGTACTCCATTATTTCGCCTCACTAGCGATAGTAATGGCTTTACGTAGTTCATCCAAGTAGCCAAGATACGATGCCTGCAATTTTTCGTTATGATACGCATGAGCAACACCGACCGAGAGAGTCAACTTGCGCTCTAGTTCACGCATCAACGCATCATGTACGCTTGAGCCGTTCCAATGAATAGGCATCCTGCCGTCATAACCGACACCATAAACCGAGATTTTGTGTCTGATGCTCCATTGATGCCAAACCGTAAACTTTCCATGAGTAAAGACCGGATAACCAATCGTAGACACGAGCGCATACCACACAGTACGAAGTTTCATACAAGTTTGCTCCTCATAATTCGATTACATACACATTATACCGTAGTTTTACCGACTTGTCAATACCGACGAAGTGTTTTTTCTACCGCATCCCAAAGGTAAATACCCGCAAAAACCAACTTGATGAGCGGAATAACACAAAACAAAAACAAGAGAAAAGGCGTTGTTGCATCCATAGCACGCATATCATAGGCACCTGCTTTCTTTTTGATTACCTACGCAGTATAACACAGTATGATATAGCGTGTCAAATCGAGTTCTCTCATCTTGTTCTCATTTTCTATAATGGTGGACCGAGTAGGATTCGAACCTACAACCAGATTGTTATGAGCAATTTGCTCTGACCATTGAGCTATCGGTCCTCTTGGCACTTAATATATCGGGACCCCGAGAGTTTCCCTGGCACTTAAGATAATGCGGGTCACGGAATTTCCGACTGTAACCCGTGAAAAATGGGGAAACTTTTTTTTTAAAAAGGAGAAGAGTTTCTCTAGGGAGCTTCACATTACCCTCCTTTAAATATCCCACATTATCCCACATTATCCAAAGTTCCTTGACACTGTATACAACCTCTTAATAATAGGAACCATTTCTACAGTGTTTCTACTCTCTTGTTATTCTTATATAGAGTATTTTTATCTATGATATTATCGGCGAGTCAATTCTTGCAGACGCACGGTAAACAACCCATCATACGCAATCTTATCTGTATTATTCCAATTAGCCTCTGCTTCAAATTCTCTTACGTAGTCTATGTAATAGAATTCTTTTATATTCTCTGATAGTGTATTCCATATTCCTGATTTGAATAGTGAGAGTATGTAATTTGAATATCGGACATTGTGTGGCGGGTTTACTTTATCCACCTGAATAGGGAACACAATAGGTTCTCTGTTCCGCAAGCGAAGAATATCCTCACGACAATCAACCCATAGGTTCCAGTAGTTCTGACCACCAGAAGTATTAGGAGTTTTCTTTCCTAAGCAGTAGAGTTCTGGAGAGAACACATGGTCTTTACCAAACTTTACCACGTCTACGTTAAACCAACTATCCTGGCGTAGATAGTGAAGAATCACCGCTCCGTAACTCTTTGCGATAAGATTAGTATCATTATTCATTGTTTAGTGTATAGTATTCCTTTCTGTAAATACAGCGGGGCTATTTAAAAATAACCCATAAACCAAAAATCCAAAAACAAAATTCAAAAACCAAAATCCAAAATTTAAAATCTAAAAACCAAAATTCGAAAATCAAAAAGACTTCTTCCATGCGTAGTTAACTCCCTTATCAAGAGCAACTGCGTACCAGTCTGGTTCTTGGTCTTCTGCGTCTTTGTATATTGGTAAAGGAAACACAACCGAAAATCCGGCGGGGATATTTTCTCCCTCTTTAACAATGATACCAGAAACTAACTTGGTAGAATTCTTCGTGTTACCAGACAACATAAGATATAAAGTGTCATCTTCAATAAATAGCGAATGAGAACCACCATCCGGAAAATCAAACATAAACTCAATATCGCTATCCTCTGCTATTTCTACAAGAGGTATGATAGGAGTTACTGAAAATGTGTCCACTATTCTGTCTCCTCTGATTCTACCTTAAGATATGACTTGTACTTACGCTGTATTTTCTCTTCACGAGTAATAGGGCGTTTTTCTTTTGGCTTTGCATACTTATACTGCTCAGACAACTTCTTCTTCATTAGATACTCCAAACATAAGGTATAAATTCCATCTCAAACTGTGGATAGTCTGCGGGCGATTTATGGTACAAGTTAGACTGGTGCGAACGATGGATATTCTCGTTACCCAGCCAGTGTGGGTAAACCACGAGGTCAATCTCATAGAGTTGCATAGTATTCTTGTAGCCTCGACGAATCCACTCAATGATTGCTTCGTTATGATACAACTTAAGTGCATCTACGTAGTTAGACCACATCTTCGTGGCAGGGTGATTTACCCAACCCTTGTAGGGCTTACCATCAAGACGTGGTGTACTCTCAATAGCCTTAATAATTTGCATAGCCTCGACACGCTGTTTACCTAGCCGACGGTAGTCTAGCACTTGCATAGATTGTTTAAAGTCAGCATATGGTAGAAATGTTTGCATGATTTTCTCCTTGCTTGTATTCTACCATATGCTAGACTCTATGTCAAGGCTTAATAATTAGCCAGTGGCAAGTATCATGTGTATGCAAAACTGGAAGTTCAGTTGCCGAGGAAAACTCGTTAACTGCTTGAATGACACCTTGCCATGATGGTTGATAATCGTCTCCTGCGAGAATTCCGCCGGATTTTACTTTGCTCCACCATGCGTAAATATCTGCTTTAACTGATTCATAGTCATGAGCAGCGTCAATAAATACAAAGTCAACAGACTCATCTTCGAATGAATTAACTGCCTCCAAACTTGGTAGTGGTATAACTGTAACTGCACCAGCGTCAATGACCGGTTGTAAGTTGTTCATCGCTTCCGTAAACAAAGTATCTTTAATGTTACCATGCTCTGGGGAACCCTCAAAGTGGTCAACTGCGTAGAATTTTATGTCTTTGCCACTGTTAACAATTTCTGTAGCCATAAAAGCGGCTGAGCGACCCTTAAACACCCCAACTTCAACAAATGTACTACCTGACTTGGCTGTTTTAACCATTAAACTATACGTTTGAGGATTAAACCAACCAGGAATTGATTCATAAAAATGGTTCATTCATACTCCTTAGTTGTAGGCACGTCAGTATCTGCGTGCTTTGCTTTGTATAATACTTCTGAAGCTGCAAACATTACAGAATTTATTTGGTTTCTCTCAGAATCTCTGCGTATTGTACTAGAGTGTTCATGAAAAATATGTCCATTATCTGGTGCTTGCACTATTTTAAATCCTGCCTTGTGTAGTCTGACAGCAATATCATTGTCAAGAAAGTACCACGGAAATCGTAAAGAATCCCAACCACCTACTGCGTTAATTGCCTCAACATTATATGCGGCTAATGTATCATAGTATGTGTACATAATACCCCAATCGGTTCCTTTACGAGTATCGACAAACTCTTTAAACTTGTCAAATACCCGTGGATTAAAGTGAGCATCACAATGTTGCCACGTAAAGTATTTTAGATTCATTGATGCAGTGTGCCAAGCCATAATGTTCATAATCTGTGCAGTTGACTGGTGCGTGGGCATTTCCATAATTCTCCCAACACCAGGCAAACCACGAGGGCTTGGCTCATTCTTATTGCGCTCACGGTTATCAATGATAGTCGTATATTTGTAGTGCTTTGATGACTGATATGCTTTCTCTAGTAAGTCATACGAATTTACATATGGTATAAAGTGCGGCTCATTCATTTAATCACTCGCTTAATGAACGTAGTCAAGTCATTCAAGTAATCTTGTACTTGCTGAATAGACGATTTACCCTCAATGAATCCCATACGGATAAGATAGTTAATGTCCCAAATCTTACTCCACACAATATCTTCCACAGTAGAACGACTAAGCATATTTGCCTGAATTCCTGCAAGTCTATTCTCAAGTTCGGAAATTTTCTTAGTAAGGGCATCAATTCGTGTATGAGCAGTAGTAGCAGAACTATTACCATTTTCAGCAATTCTATTTGTAACGGCAATACTGGCACGAACTGAAGCGAGCGCAGACTCGTCTACTTTCACAATCTGACCACTTGGAGAATCTCCCCAACCAATGTACCCAGGAATACGCACGGTTCTCTGCTTCCAACCGTTGTTACAATATCCAACCCATAGTTGATTATTGAAAATCGAAATATCTGCGTTGCAGTCCTGACCAAACCATACAAGTTCTGGATTACCCCCAGATGGAACACGATACAACCGATACCCCCACGGACCATCCTTAATAAGTCTTCCTACGTGGAAAAAGAATAGTGTACCGGTTTTGTCAACAGTAAACTTACAGCTACCCGCAGGATAACTTGGGGCAATTTCTGGAATACGAATCTCTTCTGTCATATTATCTCCTAATCTATAATTGATGCGGCTAGACTTGGGAATCGCTGTGCGATTAAATCCCAGCACTTAATTGCCACGTCTTGATGTTCTTTTTGTGTACCATTTGCTCGCCGTAGTTCGCAGTAATGTAGCCATGAGCGAAGATTACCATTGACATACATACGAGACATTGTAAGACCCTCAGGAAGAATTGTGCGGGCGACTTCTTTCGCAATACCGTGGTCTATTGCCCACTTGTATGCAGTCTGCGTTTTTTGCAGAAGTTCATCCTGCATAGCATCCCACTGATAGAATAAGTATTGGTGTTCTGTTTCTGGACCTAGTTCAATACTGTTCTGACGATTTTTAATATCCTGAAGACGAGCCTCTCTGTGTGTAAATCCTAGCGAAGCGGTTGGGTCTGCATAACGCTGACTAAACTCTTGGAATGAGAAACTGCGATGCCGTAAAATTTGGCGGGCAATATCTCTCGGAGTTTCAATTTCCATCACTACGTTCACCATCTCAAAAGGACTCCAATGCTTGTGTGTTGCCAGATACTTCAGCAGTTTCGCAGAAGTCAGTTTGTTTATCTGGTTCTCTGGATTAGACACACGAGCTACAAATGCAAGAAAATCTTCGATAGTTAACTCTGGGTTTTCTGGCTGTGTAATCGCAACAATCTTTACCTTGTTCATACGTTTCCTTTACTATAAATTGAGCAGTTTGGTACCAACAGTAGGAATTGAACCTACGACCCACTGTTTAGAAGACAGTTGCTCTATCCCCTGAGCTATGTTGGCATGGAGCCTCTGTGCAGAATCGAACTGCAATCTACTGTTTACAAAACAGTTGTAATGACCGTTATACGATAGAGGCGTAGCCCTTGCGGGCTATTTTATGGGAGCATTTAAAATTTGCTCATTTTTTACATTGACTGTCATTAAGGCACGCATAGATGCTTTACGAACATTTTCAGGGAGTGGTGCATAACCTAAACGATTAGCTGCTCCCTGACCCTCAGTTAGACACCAGTAAAGGTAGTCAGTTAGTGCCTTTGCTTTGTTTACATCTGTGTAAGTATCTTTTCTAATTAAAATATACGTAAACGCAGAAATCGGATATGCTTGCGGGTCGCTTCCATTAGTAATTGAACTAGCCAACTTTTGGGTATCTTCCGAAATTACGAGATTTGAAGCCGACGCAGATACATTCGCTAGTAATGGTTGAACAAAATTACCTGATGAGTTTTGTACATACGGCATCGGCAATCCAGCACCAAGAGCATAGGCGACTTCCACGTAGCCGATGGCACCTTCGGTCTTTTGTACAGTGCTTGAGACACCCGCATTTCCTGGGGCACCGATACCTGTACGCCACTTTACGGTGTTGCCCGAGCCAACGTTTGTCTTCCACTCACCACTCACCTTTGACAGGTAATCGGTCCAAATCGAGGTCGTACCCGATGAGTCTGAGCGGTAGACGACGGTAATATCTGTACTCGGTAGTTTGACATCTGGATTGGCATTTGCAATACGAGTGTCGTTCCACTTAGTGATAGCACCATAGTAGATGCCGACCAAAATTTCTGGCGTGAATCGCAGTGGTGCTTTCACACTCGGTAAGTTGTAAGTAGGCAGGACACCACCCATTACCATTGGTACATGAATTGCGTCAGGGGCTTCAGTAGAAACACGATTTGATGAAATTGCCGAGTCACTTCCACCGAAGTCAGTCAAATACGCAATAAAATCTTTTTGCCCTTGACCAGAACCAACACTTTGATAACTTATCTTTACGCTGGGCATAATATTCTTCGTGTAGACCGAAATCCAGACTTGGTAAAGTGGGTTGGGAAACGACGCACCAGAACCACGTAATGTTGCCTCAACTTTTCGGGGAGCCCACTCTGTACTAACTTTAGTTTTTGTAGGTGTTCTTGTCTGCACTTTTTTAGTTTTTGTAGGTGTTCTTGTCTTAGCCTTAACCTCAGGGTTAACAGCAAACGAAGCAATTCCCACTAAAACAATCAGTAAAACTAACAACAATTTTTTACTCATAGATACTCCTATTTAAAATTTACCCAATTCGTAGTGATAACATCCGGCGCAACATTATAGCACTTACGAAATTCAAAAAACAAATCATATGGTAGCCAATCAAGACGCTCTGTATAGGATGCGCCAGATACAAAATAAGGGTCTTCTTCGTCATTGTACGATGTGTAGAATGAGTACGAGAATGGACAGCCCTTTGGAGTTTCTGCGTCCAGAGTTACTGCAAAGAAAATTCTAAACACGTTTTTGATAAACGGCGTATCACTTTCAATCCATCCTTGTACTGCACTTCCATCCTTACTCGTGAACTGTATTCGCATTTACTTCTCCCATTTTTAAGTAGTCTGGAATTGAGGGCATGACTTGATGAACCCACCACTCACTACCGTCATATTCCCTGCGCTCAAGCCAAGTACCATCTTTCAACCAAACAGTGCCAAACAACTCCTGTAGACCATACCCATCGTCATAATTAAAGTCAAGTTGCTTTAAAAACTCGGTAACATTGTCACCAATTTTCATAGAATAGTGTTGTGGTTCAAGTTTTTCGCCCCACGTAAATTTCTCGTGGCGTATTTCTGCACAGAGAATATCAGATTTATCTACATAGCGCAGTATTTCTTTACGTGCATTGTCCATTTGCAATTCCTTTCATATCGTAGTGGAGTGTCCGTTAGCAACAAAATAGTTTGTAGATAATAAAACTCAATTTACGCTCCACAAATTGTAGTGGGCTGTAGGGGAATTGCACCCCTATCAACAGAAATCATTTCCGAATTTGCAAAGCATTGTGGAGTCGAACCACTTAGAAGTCTGTAATGATTTTATAGCGTAGCCAGCCCATTGGAGGAGAGAGTGGGATTTGAACCCACGAGTCAATAGACTTCCTGTTTAGCAAGCAGGTACATTAAGCCACTCTGTCATCTCTCCGTTGGTACCGAGGAAGGGACTTGCACCCCCAAAGATTTCTCTACTAGCTTCTAAGGCTAGCGTGTTTGCTAATTTCACCACCTCGGCATAACCCCCTTGCGGGGGATTTTTACGAAGCCAAGTCCTTGAACGCCTGTTCAATTGCACCGTTTTCAAGAGGGCTTCGTATCTCGAAATGGTCACCCATAATAAAAACCAACTGCGGAACTGCCATAATAAAATTGACCTCAGCAAAGTCTCTGACTTCTTTGGTATCAATATCTAGCATTACGAGCGGTATGTTATACCGTAGCGCAGTTGCCTCTACCTTAGGTTTAATCATCTTACATGAACTACACCAAGAGGCAGTAACCATGTACATTGTTTTCTCTAGCATTTTAGTCTCCAGTAAACACTGCTTTACCGTTTTTTATTGTCATCCATTTATCCCAACATGGTTTACTGGCTGACCAGTGTTGCCAACCATAACCATTATCCCACAAGTTCTTAAACATCTCGTATTGAACTGACGGCGGGGCTTTTGTTGCATCTGGATATAAGCGAACAAAATCTCTTGATGAGATGTCGTATACATTGTTTGCAACAGGTATGATAGCCCATCTGTTTTCAGAACTCCATACCCAGTAAGAATTAAACTGAAATGCCCCCGTATCTTTTGTTCCGTCAACATTAACATTAACCGCTTGCCAGTCCATCGTTCCTAAAGTAACAGTGTCTCCAGATTCACACGTTGCAACCGCAGTCGCTTCTGGAGATAGACACATACCATTGTAGCACCAAAGGCTTGCAATAAGTAATAGTTTAATCAAAACGTCTCCTAAAAAGTTATTACTCTAGAATTATATCAGATTATGAAGTCTTTGTCAAGACATTCGCAATTTGTGATATTTTCTGAGCATATGTTTTTCCTGGGAAAGCCCACCGACCATTTAAGTCTACCCAGTATTTTGCAATACCAAGCATCCCTACACGCTTTAGCACTGCGTATCTTGGAGATAGCTGACCAAGCGTTCTCTTAATCGTGTCTGGTGAGTTTTCTGGTACTGTGTATGCTAGCAAGTGAGTATACTGTGCAAATATACCCTCACTAGGTGACTTCCAGATACCACCCTCGGCACCATCATTCGTGGCACCAATTCCCGCTGGATTATAGTTCTCTACCCAACGACGAGATGTAAACCACCCCGTCTCGTGAATAGCCTGTGCAAATGGAAGCAAATTCCCAATGCCAGTAATCTTACCATAAACTGTGTAAGCCGAGGCTATTTCACTAGCCATATCATCGGCGATTTTCTTTTCTAGCAGTACATTGTATAATCTACTAGAACTAATATTTGTATTTGACAAAATCAAGTAACTTGCGTAATCTATCATTTTAGCACCTTAGCAGTCAGAATATTTTCGGGCTTTGCATGGGTTCCATCCCAAGCATAAAGAGTAATCTCGTTTTTATCTAGAAGTTCCGCATATCCGCACTGGATAGCAGGAAATGAGTTAAATGCGGCTCGCTTGTAGTAAATGTTATCTGAGACCAAACTAGCTCCAATGGATGCTCCCCAGATAGGAGATTTGTTCTCAGTGTACACTCCTCGAATATGGTCATGACCTACGAGAGCGTTTCGATTATATACGTTGCCGATTTTCCAAGCCAAATACCCTGGAACTTCATTCCACTCTTCTAGGTGACCAATGACTAGGTTATCATTAACAAATACATAAGAATATTCTGATACGGTCAACTTAACATCAGGAGCAACAAAGCCAATTAAATCCGCAAAAGAACACTCGAAGTAGTCCATAACCCACTCGTCATGATTACCTGGCATTACCACAACTTCTTGGAAGTTCTGTTCAAAGAACATCAAATAGTCTTGAAAATACTTTAGTTCATCTGTGGCAGACGCAACATACTGTGCTGGATTCTTATGACGACCAGTAAACTGCCCATCAAGCAGGTCACCCGCAAGGATAAGAGTTTCGATGTTTTTAACCCTAGACGATTCCATGATGTGTTCAACAAGACCTCTATCTATATGCGGAAGATGCAAGTCAGAAAGTATAATTGCACTTTTGGTGTCTACCTGTGTCACGTCTGCTAGTTTAAGATTATACTGTGGTGGTAAACTTGCCTTACCTGTATACGGAGCGGGAATAATATTCCGGCGTATTCTTGACTGTGCAGCTACCTCGGCTTCTCTATATGAGTCCATTATAGACTTTTTAAGAATTGTTGCATAATCTTCTGTGCCAAATAACTTTGCAGAAACTTGACGATATGTTATGCGAGGGTTTTCTGCTCGTTCCCTCGCAACTTGGTCAATTATTTCTTTTGTAATTACAAATTGTTCAGTCATCAATCTATCTCCGTTAGTTCTTTATACATCCTTGATAGAAGATTTTTTGCTGAATCTTGTAGTGGCTTCTGTACTCTGCGTACAATTAGCGCATCATCCAGTTGTAAAACCTCCCCAATCAGCGAGAAACAAGTATGCAGTATTGTAATAATTTCTTCCTGCTCTAGACCATACATGGTACTTAGTTCCTCGATAGAATAACCCTCTGAGTATCTTGTGAGAATTGCCGGTGCAAATAAATGACAGTCCAACAATAATCCGTACAAAGACTCATAAGCATCCTTTATCTCTAACGCCTCTTCAAAACTGAGGCGATTTTTACAAAAGTCTCGCAACTTCTCTCTAACCACTAGTTTCGACATTTGAACCTCCACCCCAACATCTCTCGTAAAAATTACAAACATTTTTACAAAAACCATTTTGCTCTATCTTTTTAAATTCCTTATCGGAAATAATTGTCAAAATATCAGAGGCAATTAATTCGATTGTTTTATCTAAATTTGTAAGAACATCTGCTTCAATTAATTCCCCAGTTCTCAAATGATGCCAATAAACTTTGTCAGGTAATTCACCAAAAAGTTCTCGGTGCGCCCATGCGTATATGGCAAATTGATAGTTTTCAGCCAACTTTTTCTTGGTAGGTTTGGTCTTTGTAGACTTGTGGTCTATAATGATTCCTCCATCAACTACCATGTCAATGATACCCCGCATGATACACACGGGGTTTTCTTTTGATGGAAACGGAAGCGAGAATGACTTTTCGATTTCTAGTGGTTTTAGCGACCAGTCAACTCCCTTAAGAATAGCCTCTCCGATTAGGGCAACCTGAACCGGAGATTCCTTACCACGGATACCTAACTTGGATTCAGCAAAACTAACTCCGTTGTAGAATTCCTTACTGAACACTGCCTGAACATTGGCACCATTTTTATAGTGCATTTCTATTGCTTTATGTAATGCACTTCCCATGATAGTTAAAACGTGCTTAGGCTCCTCGATACGTTCTATGTACTGATAGTGGTATAGCCTGGGACAGGTTTTATAGGTGGTGATGCGAGAAGCACTAAACGCGTCTTTACTCATAGTTCTCTCCCTATTGATTCGAATCGTAATTTTGTAGCATAAGATACTGATGCGAACATTGACTTCTTGTACTCAAGAATCTTAACTGATGACTCAGCGTATGCTAGGTCACTTTCGTATTCAGCCAGTTCATCTTTAAGTGTCTGTGTCGCTTGTAATCGCTTTTGCCGTGTCTCGTTAGAACGGGGTCGGTCAGCATCTACAGCAATTTGCTCTTCAACACGCTCGATACTACGCTTAACACGAATTATCTGCGCCTTAACATGAGCAAGTTTTTCATATGCAGAAGTCATATCATAATAGTCTGGTACGTTATCAATCCACGCATCAGCCTTATGTCCCTCAGTATTATCGTGGGCGAAGTTCATTCTCTAACTCCTGTTCTACTTTAGCCTTTATCTCATCCATTGGGAATGTTGCTATTGCAGAATCAATCCCCTGTGATTTTTGTCCTTTGTACTCATACCATGAACCACTTTTTGCTACAATGCCCATCTCCACAGCTAGGTAGAAAATATCGTGGGCTTGTGAGCATCCTTTACCCTTAAGCATGAGGTACTCTACTTTCATACCCTCAGCCGCTTGTTTGTTCTTACTTACCGTAAGTTGGATGGTCGAGCGGTCATCTTCAGATTTTATCTTGACTAATTCCAAGATTATTTTACAGAAGTAGCGAAGTGCTCGTGGACCGAACGGCTTCTTCTCACTTCGTGCCATAGGGCTAAGGTTTGCTCGATACTGATTAATGAAGATAAACAGTGCGTCTGAATTATCCACTAAACCAATCAAGCGAATCAACCAACGTGAGAGAATATTTGCGCTACCTGCCATACGTGCCGGTTCATCAACATCTTTCTCGAACTCATCCTTAGTAATCATCGCAGGAACTGAGTCGAAGACAACTAACTGTAGACCCTGTTCAAGCAAATGTTCCAATGTCGGAAGTGCTTTCTCTGCAAAGTCTGGCTTATAGACTGCGAGTTTATTCAGGTCTACACCGATACGCTGTGCATAGTCTGGGTCAAATGTACGTTCAAGGTCTACGAAAACAGCGTTTATCTCTTGCTCGACTTTACCCATTTTGATAGTAATCGAACGTACTCCTGATTTTTGTGCTTGGGCAATAAAGTCCAGTGCCAGAGTAGTCTTACCATGACCTGGCTCTGCAAGCAACTGAACAATACTACCGCCCTGAATTCCCTGCATATTCCCAAGTGCCCGATTTACTGACGGCATACTTGATGGGAAGTAAGTGTGGTCCTTACTGAATGTCCCCATTGTCAATCCCTCAAAAGTAACAGCCTTAGCCATACACACTCCTTATTTATCGTATTTATCCGAGATGGCTGGCTCTACAATAACAGTATTACCTAGATTAGGTAGAACGCTTTGTGCAGCTTTTTCCATCTCTTCCTTTAAAATCTGACTAGCGACTGGTGCATAAAGTTCACTGCTTTCAACAATGATTTCGTCATGCACAGTAGAAACAATCCGTGCCCTTTTAGAATCAAGACGATTAAACGTATTGATAAGAGCCATCTTAACCATTGTCGCTGATAACGCTTGAATAGGGAAGTTCATAGCCTCTCGTTCAGCAGAAGCACGCTTCCACTTATTATGAAACTCGTCTCTATCCCAGAAGCGTTTACGACCAAAACTATCGGTAACAAAACCGTAAAGAATTACAGAGCGGGCACTATTCTTAAGCCAAGATGCGGCTTGGGGGAATCTCCCTTTCCAATCCTCAATAATCTTATCCGCTTTCTGTGCATCGACCTTGACACCTAAAGGTGATAGAGCAATACTCATCTGCTTACCCAAACTGTCACCACCCACATTATATGCAATAGAGTAATTAACCATCTTTGCTACGTCACGCCATATCTTGTATGGATGCTCTTTTTTGTTCTTGTTTGTGATGTCCTTAACGCCAAGAACTTCACGAGCAACGTATGTATGCAAATCATCCATATTCTCAATAAGACCTTTATCACCGCTAGCATCGGCGATGATAACCAACTCGATAGTAGAATAGTCAGCGATAATAAGTTTGCGCCCGTCCTTAACCTTGAATGAGTGGCGAATACTTGACTCAACACCAATGTTGCGCATTTTCTGGTCTGACGGAATATTCTGTAAGTTCGGTGAGGAACTTGAGAAACGACCCGTAGCAGTACCGTACTGGTTAAACGAACAGTGAATACGTTTTGTTACCGGATTCTCCATTGTGGGCAACGACTTTACATACGTATTGTAAATCTTGCGAACAGCACTTAGGAATGAATATGCCTGAATGTACTTGTTCTCGAAACTACCAAACTTATCAATTGCGTCGCTAATATCAGCGTCGTCACTCAACTCAGAGAAATCAACCTCGAAGTTCTTAGCCTTACGACGATTCTTAAAATCCCACTGCATTACGATACGTGCATTAAGACTCGGAATGTCGATACCCACAGCATTAAACATCTCTACCATCTGTTGATTCGAGGCAGGATTAAATGCACTGTAACCATCTTTGCTGAACACTATCTGATTACATACTCCGGCGTTAATAAACATATCCTGAAATACTCGCTCGGCTTCTTTGATAATGCGCAGGAACTTAGGCTCAAGTTCAATTAAATGACTAGCATCAAATGGCATACCAGTATACTCAATCAGTGCCACAACTGGACACAACTGCATCTCTAAGTTGTGAACTGCACTTAATGAGTGGTCTGATATTTCTTGTAATTGTTGTGTCCGAATATCAGGAAGAACCAGAACGTCATTAACAGCATACTCAATTTGCTCAGTTGTTAACTGCACAATTTCGCTCGCCGTAAAAGTTGCTCTTACACTTTTATCTAATTTTATGCCAAGTCTACGCTCCGCAACTGCCTGTAAAGAACTTTGCCCTTGTAACTTACTATAGCCCGCAGTAATCATGCGTTCTGTAACCATTGTGTCATACACGTTTCGTATTAATGTGCCAAAAAATTTGTAGATAATTTTGAGGTCATACGAAGCATTATGAAAAACTTTTATAATGTTTTCTGAGTCCCAGATTGCAGTAAGCGGTGTCAAGTCCATACCTTTAGTGCAGTCAATAACCACTGTTGCTGTGTCTGCATGAATCTGGACAGTAAGCAGTTTAGCCTGATGTGGGTCAAGGCTAGTTGTTTCGGTGTCAACATACACCACGGAAGAGTTCAGCAACCGAGAGACTGCTGAATCGAGATGACTTTTAGTTGTAATTAATTCATAGTTCATACTATAATTTTACCACACTTACTGTAGTATTGTCAAGTATGAGTTTTACACCGTTGTAGACAACGCAAGCGGTTGTGTCCTCATTGACAAAAACTAGCCGGTTATTACCAAAGACCAATGCAAACATTGGCGGTGTATATGATTTACCATCCTTAGTTCTCTTGTTTGGGGCATTTTTCATCCCAGTTGACTTCTGTACTTCGATACCAGTCAGCGAGACATTATCGAATTTAGCAACTTCGCCTCGCTCTGCATCTGTAATAGTCACGACCACTGGTAGTCCCATACAAGGCTCAAACATCGTCTTGAGAAGTGTAATCTCGTTCTCGGTTACTTTGCTCATGTTAAATCTCTTTCATTATGTCCTTAAAGTATTCTAACGTCATAAAGTAGTATAACACAGAATCAATGGAAAGTAAAGAGTAGTACGGGCGGTTATTTGCTTGTTTTGCTTGGGGCAGGTGAATCTTAGCCGCTTTAGCAAGTGTGTCGTAGTGAAATACCTGTGGTTCAGTTGGGTCGATAACAGCCGGAAACACACCAATCTTATGTAGGTGGGGCATTTCTACAATAACCCAATCTCCAGACACCTCATGGTAGTGAATAACCAAGATAGGAAACTGTGCCCGCATAGCACTTGCATCTTTGTTCATCTTAGGAATCCACTTCTTTAGGAGTTGCATCATTGGAACTCCCTTATCACGTACTGCGCTCATTTTACACTCAATCATATACTTTCCAGGGCGATTAGTAAAATCAATTAGAATATCACCCTTTGCAGAACCAGCCCCAGACTGGGGAGTCTGGGTTCCATCAAGATAACGTGCTACTCGCTTTTCCATAGCTTTCGCACGTTGTCGATTCAAACGATTAATTTCTTTCCTGCGGTTATCAATCTCCTTGAATTTTGCAGGACTAGTTATTGGTACGGGCTGATGAAACACTTTTCTCATGAACTAATAAACTTTTGGAACGCACCATTAAAGGCAACCGAAGTAGTTCCAAGTCTCCCATTACGATTTTTGTGAAACTTAATAGAGATACCACGCATACCCGTGTCATCAACAAATTCGTCAATTGGGCAAAGTTCTAATACTGAATCCGCAATCTGGGCAATTTCTCCAGAGTCACGAATAGAGTCCAAACCCTCGCCACCTTTATTCATCTGTGATAACGCAACTACCGCAATATCATTTTCTTTAGCACTCTCTTTCAGTGCTTGTGCAACTTCACCGAGGTCATAGTTACGTATACCAGTATTAACATGGTTGACTATTTGCAAATAGTCTAGAAACACAACCTTACCACCAGAATATGCGAAGTCTTTAATCTCTTTCTTAATCTGGTCGAGACGAAGCGATGGGGTATCAATAACTCGCAAGGGAAGTTGCTGTAGTCTAACTACTGCGTCTTCTACCTTTTTGCCCTGCTCCGCTGTAATCCTACCAACAAGCAAGTGGCTTGAGTCAATTTCTAACATATACGAAACCCAACGCATAACTAACTGTTCTTTAGCCATTTCAAGAGAAATAAGCAGTGACGGAATACCGTACTTACTTGACATCTCGTACATTGACTGTCCAACGAGGGCGGTCTTTCCTGTACCTGGCTTTGCCATAATTACCGTAAGGGTCTTCGGCATCCATTCCCCGCCCATCATTGTGTCGAGAAATTTTATCCCTGTGTGAACAAACTGGTACTTGCCATGTACTTTTTGAAACAAGTCGCCAAGCATCTTCTGGGCACCTGGGATAATAGTTGTGTCAGACGATGGTGCCAATGGCTCAAATGTGAGTGCCTGTTGCACTTCAGTTTCGTTTGGAGCAAACTTCTTACTTTGCTCATCGAGAATAAGCGAAGCCGACTTCAGCTGTCTACGACGTGCGATAAGCACTAGCTCATCAACAACCGCTTGTTGGTTTACTACAACACCACTAGTAAGTTGTGGCGGAACTTCACCATTGAGTGCAATACGGAGACCCTCATACGTAAGCTCACCGTACTTGATGTAAGTCTGCTTCATGGCGTTGAGGATGTCTTTGCGCTCCTCAGTAAAAATTTCTTCAGTTACCTTATGAATAAAATCAGGGCTGTCAATAAAACTCGAAAGAAGTCGCCACTCTGCAATCGTATCAGTATACATTTATTCTCCTCTGTATTTTTGCCCACTCGTTATATGGTAAGGCATTATTGATAATTGTACGAAACTCATCAGGACCTTTTAACAGAATGAATGTGTCTATATCCATCTTGTCTTCTTTCCCTAGAGGAAGCATCGCTACATATGGATTATACAGTTTTTTAGCCAAGTTGTCAATTGCACGTAATGTATGCTCTCGACTTGCTCTGTTTCGAGCAGAATCAAACACAATAGTTTGCTTAGATGTAGAGTTAGCGGTCATCTGCCTCCACGACGCAATACCTGGCAACGCTACACACTTAAACCCAAACTGACTTGCAATACCAGCCTTAATTTCTCCCTCGGTGATAATATGCTCACCTATGGAATCACTAAAGTTATATGGATAGATAGCACCTCTATTAGATGCTGTACCGAGCGGTGATTTATACCGTGTGGGTTCATTCTTATCCATAGACCGACCACGAATGTCGGTTACTTTACCATCGACAATGTACGGAAACGAAATTCTATCGCCAAGTACAGCCCGTTCATACACGTACAACCCGCTATCACGAAGTAATTCTTGGTTGACGTAAGGAACTGACTCACTTGGAATATACCCAAGTTTCAGTTTTGATATCATGCCGTCATCGTACCCTCGACTATTTAAGTAGACCCGTACTTGTGGTGTGATATTAGAATGGTAGTATTCCGTAATGCTTGTATAAAAAGACTGTATAGTCTCAATAGAATTTACAATCTTACGTTCATCCTGTGATTTACTACCATCTTTTTCAGAATAGGTGCAGTGAAAACAATATGACAAACCATTTGCAGGTGTAACATAAAAGTCGTTACCACCACACTTTGGACAAGTAGTCTTGTAACTCACAAATACTCCTTTAAATAAAATAGATGGGGTGCCCTAAGGCACCCCAGACTATGAACCTTTTAGTCGAAGATAGAATCGTTAGTATCGGGCTTACCTGCTGAAATAAGTTGGGGCATCATAGGAATATTGTAAGTTTTTACAACATCGTTATAATCCACACCATTCAACAAGTCGTTGATAGCATCTACTGGATAGGGGCGAGTGTAACTGGCTAAGTCGTAAACCTGCAACGTTGCGGAGTCCACAGGAAATGGCTCACGATTCATCCCAGGATGAACTGAACGTGCCGTAGCAAGACCAGTACCACGAGTTACCATTTCAATGTCAACACTCGTAATAGGAATGAGTGAAGTACCATCTTCGTTATAGATTGTGCGACTAAGGTCGTCAATCTCGTTCAGCAAGCCACCACGAGCCGACGTAGTGCGAAGACTTACGCTACCCTCAAGAACCATTACTGTGTTGTTCGGCTTGGGCTGTACACCGGTAATCTGCTTCATCTGTTGTGTAGCACTATCCTTGTGCATATAGACATTTTGCAGATTCGGATATACAATTGTACCATCATCCAACTTAATTACACGAGTGCGGTCATACACATTGAGGAAGAAGCGACGCTTAATCTTCTCCTTGAGTGCCTCAGGAATCAACTTACGCATGGAGTCGTCAATGAAAATACGACGTTCCTGCATAACTTCCGAACGCTTTACTGGCATCCAAAGACTCAAGACAATTTCACCCTGAAGTGGCTCCTGTGGATTCTTCGGGTCAGGAATAAAACGAAACGTGCGCTTACCCTCACGGACATCCAAAAACGCATTAGGCATACGATTGCTTGAGCCATTACTTGAGGCTCCAGTCACAGCATTGTTCAACATTTTACCAAATCCCATACGGTTACATACTTCCTTTACATTAATTATTAGATTTATTGTTAGAAGACAACTCTCTGGCGAGATTATTTAACTCGTCAAGAATGTACTTCCTTACAACACTTGTAAGTATACCAAGTTCTTCAAGCTTTGTCAAGAGCCTCCTTGCATACTTCTTAGTTATCCCATCGTAATCATTCATCTCTTAAAAATCTCCATAAACCGGTCGGCAATTTTAGCCCAATTAAACTCATCTCTTATCATGTGAGCATAGGCATCCTCACCAAGTTTTAATCTTGCTTCCTTATTTGCGTACATAAACTGAAGTGACTTAACTGCTTCATCGACATTAATAATGTGATGAATAGTGTTAAGACCTCGGTCAGTTAGACTTGGGAATGGATAGCATGGAACGAAGTGAGCATTACCACCGGTCCATTCTGGAAGTGCTGAATGATTCGGAAGAATTGCCGGAACGCCAGTAGCCATAGCCTCGGCAATAGGCAATCCCCAACCCTCAGCCGCTGTAGTTGTAAAGAACACGTCTGCTGAATTGTAGACCATGTTCATATTATCTTCAGTAAGACCTCTGTTTGCAGTTAGTTCAGGACTTGAAATAACAAGCCGGTCTTGAATTCCCAAATACTCACACCACTGCATAATGTCGATACCAACATCACGAAGTGCGCCGTGATAATACACACGTACATTTTTAGGCAAACTATATCGCTTAACCCACTCCGAAAAAATATAGAAGTAAAGGTCAAGTTTTTTGCGTGGTTGATTTCTGCTCACATTAAGTACAATGTAGTCATCAACCCCGATATTCATGGCTTTACGAACCTCAGCCTTATTCAAAGGTTTAAATACCTTTGTGTTTACGCCGTGTGGTACTACGTCAATGTGAAATTTACTATACCCGCCAAGTACAAGTTGGTTCTTACCAAATTCCGTGTAAGTAACAACCTTGTCATACATCCCAATTCCCTCGATAAACATTGGTTTAATGTTTTCTGCATCAATGGGTGTGTAGAGTACAAACTTTGTAGTGGAGTCAGGATTATTATTTTTAAATTCTGCAATCTTAGCCCCATATTCCATACCAATCCAGACATCATTTAAAATAAAACACACGTCGGGGCGAACTTGTTGTAGAATCTGGTAAAACTTATCTACACCAAAAACGTCACCGTTACCTGCCGAGGCTGGATATACTTTCAAACCCTCAATTTCAGGGTCATAATCTCCATAGTAGTTTATGCCAATAATGTGCATATCATAGTGCTTTTTGAAATGAGACACTAAATTTTTTGAAACTACCCCAAACCCAGTTGGAACTGGAAAATCCCCCACATACAACATTTTTTGTACTTTCCTTGCCATACATTCTCCTTTAATTAGTACACTTTTGTACCTGTGATAATATTTAGTGGCTGGCGACTAACAACTGGTAGAGCGATACGTGTTTTAAACATAACATCCAGTTCTTTTTGAAATGTTTCCAGCACTGATTTCATAGTATTTGCGGCGGTTGTATTTGTGAAGCGAATATCTTCGGTACTCCACGATACAAACGCTGACGACGAGTTTGTGAGTTTAGCCAGATGCACAATGTACGCCGTGGCGAGAACAATAGCATCTTCATCATTCTGCTCAATCAACGGTGGTTCTGGCTGACTGAACTCAATATATGGATTGCGAAATACATCATTTACACTTAATCCAGAGGGAATAAATGCAAACCCATTTACTGTAGACGCATACGTATATCCTGCCGGTGCTTCATGACCAACCACATACGTACCAGAGGCAACCACTTGGTACTTACTTCTCCATTGTTTTTGTAGAAACTTGACCGCACTAATTATAGCCGTGCGAATTAACGCATCGGAATACGCTGTACCATCGAAGTCACCAAGACGCAAACGGACTGCATCAATGAAGTAGTCCATATTTGTTGCTGTTGTAATCATTCTTTCCTCATTATACCTGTTATTTTAGTATTTGTCAACTAGGTGGTATTGCCCACGGAATATTATTAAAATTATTTGCTAGGACTACTTCAGGAAAATCTCGAAGTGACTGTCGGTAAGCATACCACGCTTCTTTATTTTCTATTGGAGAGTCCGGAAGAACTCTCCAGTCTGATTCTGCTAGCAAGCGGTTGCGTTCTTTTCTAATCGTATCAATAGCCCACTGTTCATGAGGTTCAATACGTTCTGTACTTGGGTCTGCTTCAATTTCAATCCAGCGTACTACTGGAAAAATTTCTATTATCTTCATTAAGTCAACCTCGCCACACGTAAAGTTCCTGTAAAATTAACGGCACCTGCACTTGTATTATTTATGTATAGCCCTAGTGTATTACCTGAAGTAAGATACACAATGCGAGAACCAACTTCACGACCATCACTAAATGTTAAGTTAGCAAGTACCGTAGTGCCTGTTGTATAACTACTGCCGTTTTGATTTACTCTCCACGGTAAGTTAGTTGTTGCTGATGATACCGAAGCGTTCACTAGGAAAAATCCAGTATTTAATACAGTTACATTATATGTAGAAGTATTACCAGTGATATTACCCGTGTTAGCAACATTTAACTGCATTTGTGCTGAAGTACCTGCATTAACTGATTGGTTAGTTGTTCTGGATATAAATCCGATATCCCTATGTGAGATAGAACCGCTCACAGTAACATTACCACGAATATCTGTGTCACCAGTGGATGCTGTGATAGATACTTTATTAGTGTTAACATTAACATCGCTAGCAATATTTGTTACACCTGCTACAGTAAGTCCACCACTAACTGTAACGTTACCTCTGATATCTGTGTTTCCGTTAGCTGCCGTAACTGAAAACTTATTAGTGTTTATATTAAAATTATCTGCGAAGTTTGCTACTCCTGCTACGGTCATTGTGCCGGAAACACTTGTATCGCCTGTAGTAGCAGATATACGAAATACATCTCGACCGCTCTCAGTGAGCAGTGCAAACCAATCATAACCAAGTTCATATATAAGGTCACCACCATCATCATAACCACGAATAGCACCAGGAACTACATTTCCTGATGGAACATTACTTGGTTTACGGTACATATTTAAGTCCGCATTATAGATGTTTAACGCCCCTGTAGAGTTATCAGCAAAATTAAAATTAGTTACTGCATTATTAGTACCATTGTTATTATCTATTTCAATTGCATTAGTGCCGTCAATGCGAATACTCGCTAACGGATTATTCAAATTGGTACTAAAGTCCGCATTATACATAGCTAATCCGACAATATTTCCTGAAGTACCAGAACCGATAATTTGAATAGCATCTGTATTTCCAACGGTTGCAGTTGAAAAATTACCGACTGTAATTCCAGTATTGTCTATAACAGTTTTTCCGGCAGTAATTTTACCGTTAGTATCAACACTGATACCGCTGTTAACCGTAAGTGTACCCATTTTACCTGCTATTGCATCTAATTGGGATATAAATAATCTTTCTGAAGTTATTGAACTAGCAGTTATGAGTACACCAGAAATTGTGTTTGCTTGAATCTTGTCACCGGTAATAGTACCCGCAGTAATTAGCGTACCACTAATTGTAGCAGCTTCAATATTCTCACCTTTAATGGTACCTGCGGTAATAAGCACGCCACTAATAGTGCGGGCGACTACTTTACTTCCTGTAATTGTACCATCTGTGATGAGAACACCGCTCACTGTACCATCAACAATCTTTTGACCAAGAATTGTTTTATCGCCAATAAGATTTGGACCAATTACAATACTGTCAGAAACACGCAAAGTAACCGTATCAATTACATCTGCTTCTAAGTCATCTACCTGAATCAATGTTCTTGGGAGAAATTGATACAGGCGATAAGTAGTTCCAGAAGTAGCAGGAGTGTGATACAGACGCATATAGCGGAGTGTTTCTACTGACGGCATAGTAAATACGCTTGAGTTATCTGTGGGTGCGCTAAATGTAATAGCATTTGCTAGCGCAGATGCTTCACCTGAATATGCGGTGAACGTTTTATAAACCCCAGATGTCGTAACCGGACCACTAAGGTAAATACCGGACTCTGCTATAGAGTCCCCCACATTGAAATAAAATTTGAATGAGTCGCCAGAGTAAGCCTTTAAACTTACGTTCTTATATCTACCATCTTTTTCTTTTGCTACAGTAGTTACATTCCAACCACCGCTATATGTAAAGTATTTAGTAGGGTCATCAGTGTATAAATCGTCGGCGTTCTTTTTTATGTTATATCGAGTAAATGCAACTGGTACCTGATAGATTAGTTCTTGAGTTTCATTATTATAAATAAACTCCCGCTCTGGCGATTCGCTTGGTATATAAATATTTGGGTCTGTCACCACGTTATACTCCCTAAATTATTTGTAGTAATGAATGAACTTGAATAACTGTTTGTCTGCGTAGTAAACGAAATAGTTGCGTCTTTTTCTAAGTAAACTACTAAAGTAGGTTGAGAATTAATGTTGCTTACAAAAAAAGTTCTGTTAGGTAAAATAGAAAATCCCAGTGTAACTGGATTTCTTATTATGTTCCCAGATGGCTTGTATGTAACTTTTATAAAAGCGTCTCCCTCAAATGCTAGATTAGCCGCAAAAGATGTAAATTTAAGAGTTGTCGTGTTGGATGTATAACTTAAGTTAGAAGAACGTAGTATTAGTTTACTTAAATCTAATTTTGGTAAAAGAACACTAAGCTCACTAGATAGTGAATACATACTACTAATTCCGTAAATAAGTGCATTATTCTGATAAACTACGGCAGTATTAAGGGGAAAATTAACAGAATATGTTATCTGATTTGCTGTTGGATTAGTGGCAGTCATTTCAGAAGTTAAAAATAACCTGGCATAATTAAGAGTTCCAATAGTGTTTTTAGTTACAATTAAAAAACCAATAAAATTATCTTTATTTGTACTGCTATTGATTACAAATTTTAAAGCTGCTGCACCTTTTGTGGTTGGAGATGAGATTGAAACATAAGTAAAATTTGAGTTTCTCTGTGGTACTATACTAGGTTTATTTACTGCGGTAACTGCATTAAGTGTATTTAATGATAACACGTACTTTACTTTATTATTTAAATATGGAAGTAAATCAGTCAACACAATACCGCCCATCGTGTCAACACTTACAAATTCAACAATAATATTTCTTAATTTATTAAGATTATCGGCAAAAGAATTAATTTCTATACCATCAAATTGAGAATTAAAAGCATTAACTAGCTTAGTATCATTGAATAATATACCGCCGTCTAATTCTGCATACCGTAGATTATTTAATGGATAATTAATTGAGGCTGTAAAATAACCATCATCAGTAGTAGTAAGGGTTACATAATCAGTTATTACATCTAGTGCGAATGTGCGGGTAACAGCGTCCAAATATGATGCCTGATTTCCTGTACTATCTCCAAAGCTTATTTTTAACTTTAGCGATTTAATATTTTTTATTTTTAAAGAAAACTTTATTTGGCTTGCAGTTAATATAGGGTCTGACGTGAAAGATAATGCAGAATCAATTATTGTAAAGTTACACGCAGAAATAGTAGGTTCCCTATAGATGTTATGATACTCTGCTGATACTCCAGCAACATTAGGGCTAATTGTAATTGGAGATATTTGTGCATATACTTGTAAAAAGATTAGATTAGCGTAAATAGCGGCTCTTTTTTCATTCACATTAGCGTAGGTAACATTTTTTATAGGTTCTATTCTTTGAATTATTTCATCTACAGTGTACTGATTAAAAAGTAGTGTAATTGCGCTAGTTGCGTCAGCTTCTGTTTGTGAAACAAATCCTGCGGTTGTGCTAGTGTTAGTTCCTGTAACATCAGTAAATAAGTTAACGTCAAAATAAGTTTCCTTACCAACAGCAAAGTCGTCCTCGGATAAACTTAAAAAAATTCTAAATTTGTAATATAGAGTATTTGGTTTAAGCATCTTTATAATTAATGATGGTATACCAAAAATAAACTGTACTCTGTCTTTTGAAAGAACTGTTCTATTGCTCGATGTCTTACCAGTAGCAATAGAAAAAGCAGAAGCAAGAGAGTCAATTGATTTTTGGCGAATAATTCCACCTGTATATGGGTTAAATATTGATGTATCTGTTGGAGGATATGCTACGTCTCTATCTAGAGAAGCATCAATTACAGATAGCGGTTTATTTTTTATGTCGGTCATGATGGCTCCTCAAAAAACTCGGCGGCGTAAATAACGTCTCCTGTCAGATAATACTGTTGACCATATGCAAGACCATCAGCATTACTTAAGTTAAATATAATTGTTTGCTCTGTATCACCATTGATTAATCCCTGTGTATTTTCAAATGATACTCCAACATCACCTACTTGAATAAATGACCCTGCTGGATTACCACTACGAGTTATTTCGGTGAGTTCTCCATAGTTCAGAGTTACATTTCTACCACGAACGATTAGAATGTCACCTTTTCTACATTGAGTAAACATAAAAAACTTTTTATTGTATTCTTGGATTACTTTCTGGTCATTTACAAAACTTTGAGGCATACCCCAAAACATTTGATAACGATTAAATTGTGGGTTCTTATCAAAAAGATTTGTGTAGAATGAATCTAGGTCTGAGTTGATTCCGGATATAGTAGTTCGTAATCCTGAATAGGTTGTTGTAGTATTTCCCTCTAAGTCAGTATCAACTGTATATGTTACATTAGCGGAATTAAATACTGAAGCACTAATAAGGTGTACAAATGAGATATAGTTTGCTTTATTTATCATCGTAGATTTTGTATGGTCATAAAGATTAACAAAAACTTGACGATGACCAGCAGGCTCGCCAGATTTAGCAACCCACGCCCAATCATCTTTATTGTAGTTACCAACTTGATTATATTCGTAGTCAACTCTAAGCGCACTAGGTAATTCACCTGATGGTATTTCTGCAACTAATCCTATTTGAGATGTATACGTATTACCAGAAGTTTCATCATAAACTTTAGGAAGTTTCCATCTTTTGTAGTTACCAGATATTTGCCCAGAAGTAAAGGTTATCGCAGTTGTATCTTGGTAGAATCCTTTTCTAAAGAATATATCCGACTTATACTCATTATCTTCCACACTAAAGACTGGAGTAGAGTATGAGGGTATTCTAATTTGAAATGGAAACAGTTTATATTTTGCATTAGTTGTAGTAGCCTCTGTATAAAAAGCGGCGTATAAATTTTTTATAAAAGAAGACGCATACGACCATAGTTTATCTTCTTGGCTAAATTTTTCGCCATTTTTTATGTACTTACCACCACCAAATAAAGTATTAGTGAATGTGCGGTCAGTCTGGCGAATAGTCGGTAAAGTAGTAGGACCATTTGGAACTTCAACAACCATAAACTGCTTTGTGTCTGTATTACCATAAAATTTATAGTTGAGAAGTAATTGTGGATATGTATCAAGATATGGGTTCCATGCAAAAGTAGCCAACGATGTTTCTGCGTTTGTTATTGCTGTGCGAGACACTTGAACAGATAGATTTGCCGCATCAAAGTAATCCTTAAAGTTTTCGTAATCATAGTTAATATATCGCTGTGCCATAGTGCCACCCCAAACAGAGTAGTACATAACAGAACCAGTAAGAATACTTGGGCGATTAGACAGTCGTTCAATTAAATAAGTTTGTTTATCACTTATTGCATTTAAATTTGTTTTTGATAAAACATTATTACCAGTTGTTGTCACTGTGGGTATATTTGCCCAGTTTGTACTGTAGGATAAGTCGCCGTCAGTCTCGGCATAAAGCATCGTATGTTTTATGTATGGGTAAAAATCTAGGTCTGATAAATTACCTCTATCAACTTGAATTGACGAGAACGTTTTAGTAGTATCATCTTTATTTGGAAGAATAAGAATACTAATAGGAACAATCTCTCCATCTTGAAACTGTCTATTATAACCCTCGAGGTCTATTTCAATAGTTGTAATTCTTTTTGAACCGTCAATAGTAGCCCATGATGTACCTGGGTATGTATAACTTGCATCTGCTTTACCATTTTTTATGCGGAATGAAATACCCTTGCCGTTGCTAATAGATGTTCCTGCATTTATAGATGAAAGAATGTCTACAGCATCCCAGTATCCCTCATAGCCAGTCTTTACTTTTATGTCTTTATACGCAAGTTCTGTATGCTTGATAATAACAGCAAGTGCTGTGTTGCTACCTAAAGTAGTATTTTGAAAATAACTAATTGATATTGGGTCAAATTTAGAAACTGCATTTTCAAGGGATATGCTCATACCAAGATAGGCTTTTTTCATTCCAGAACGGTACAAAAATGAACCTTTCCAGACTACATCCTCAACCTTTTTATCAATAGATAAATATCCAATAGGTGTAGCCTTAGGACTGTATATGCTTGAGTCCATTGGTAGTTGTTGCGGACTGTAGAGAAGTTTACGAATAAGGGCATTATTCGTGCGGTATTTATTGATGTCATAGGCAGATATAGCCTGACCATCTTCAAACCTTGTTGGATAATCGAATGTAAACTGCATTTTGACCTCTTAGAATGATAACCTCTTAGTATCTGTTGGATTATACGTTGTGCCAACAGTAAAGACATCCGTAGGCTCGTATAGCCCAGAAACAGAAACAAGACCTAAGTTTATTGCCGCACCGTTTCTTGTGTATGATAAATTGGTTACTTTAAAGTAACCAGTAACATTATTTGCGGTACTGTTAACATACACCGTATCACCTAGTTTTATTTGACTAGTGTATGGGACTTCGTTAACAGTGATTTTCAGTCGGGGTGTTTGCATAAGGTATTTTGTTAAGTCAACAACACGCTTGGCGTCATCCTTATTTTGAACATATGGATTATTAGGAAGACTCAATTGTTTAAATCCAGATACAGATGGATATTGATTAATATCTGATATATAATTCTCGGTTTTTGCAGCTTCAAGTGTTCTTCCGAACAGAGTTACATCCGCAATAAATAATGTGGGTGAACCTGCTAGCCCAGAGTTAGACACAATAAGGTTAATTGACTGACTAGGAACAGCATTTGTATTTTGAACAATAGTAAAGTTACCTAGTTCTCCAGATGCTACATATTTTGGGATATAAAGACCACTATATGGTTTTATTCTTGCTTGAATAATTCTCTTTGTACCCTTAACATCAAGGGCGGAAATAAAGTCTTTTACCGAGTTAAACTGACTATTAACAATACTGTCCGATAGTTGTCCGGATGTTGTTTTGTTAAGCAACGAGTATACTGGCTGACTAAATTGTATCTCACGTTCAACACTCTGCCCAGGTTGAATAAATTCTTCTAGATTTTGTTTATAGATTTCTTTACTACCAGTTAGGTAACGTGGCGTGAATGTCATAACTATTTTTGAATAAGGCTCGGTTTCTGATTCACCAAGTTGCATTTCTGTGCAGTTTGAATCAGTAATTGTAAAACCATTCCACGCTTTTCTTATGGAATATACATTAGAAAAACGTACAATGCCATCTGCGTCTTGTTTCAAAATACCACCGGCGGCTTTACAAAGTTGTGATAAATCACTAGTTAAGTTTTCGTAGTTAAACCATGCCCATTCTGGGTTAATAACTGAATTATCACAGTCAAAGTAAAATTTAGGATATTCTCCAGATACTGGAGTGTACTGCTGTGTGTACAGCGTGGAATATTTTGATGGTCTACCACCAAGTAGCCAAAGTATGCTATTAATGATACCTACGGAAGAACCACTTATTGTTGTGGGATTCTGGTTAGATAGTAGTGTATAAATCTGCGCATTTGTTGAGCCATTAGGTATATCTGCGATAGAAGTAGCCACTTTTCTATTACGAAACAGCGGAGTCTGTATTTTTGTGATGTTTAACAAGTCTAAAAAACCACGACAAATAAAGGAGACCGTATTCATGCTCTCGCTTCGTTGGAAAGTCAAGCCTTTGAATGTCACAGACTCTGCACCACCATTAACAGATGTAGTCAGGGTAACATTCATCATACGCCAGTCATAGTCTCTGTTTAGTATGGTTGTCAGGGCAGAAAACTGCCCTGACTTTGGTTTGACTAATGTTATTTTACACGTTTGTGGTTGTGCAAGCCCCAGTGCAAATTGCTGAGTTGATTCAAAATCTAGACTATAACTTCCGTCAAGAACTGTAACATACGATTGCGGAATTGTAATCTCTACGTTACTTTTATTAGTTATGTATACTTTATTCTGTATTGTGTTCATTTTTCTACCAAATTAAGTGACACTGTGTAGAGTTTAATTCTTTCTCCGTTTGAGTCTTTACGTAAGGCTACAGAATTCCCAGCTATGGTTGATGAGAAAGAATCTGCATCTGTCATCACAGTGTAATTAATCCCGTCTATATTTTGAAAAACCATTTGATTCGGTGTAGTAAATATTGTATAGAGAGTATTAGCAATACCAGATTGTACGTTGTTAAATGTCAACTTAAAGTTATGCTTGTACGCTCTATGAAATCTGTGGAAAGTTCCATCAAGTCCATGAATATCTTCAGTGTAGTTTTTAATATTACTCTGAATATCATTTGGGCGGATTTCATAACTAAAAGCAGTTGTATCATCCGCAAGATACCCGCTAATTCTAATCGTTGCCATTTATACTCCTATCTATAATATCCGCCCGCCATGTATGTTTTAAGAGTGCTATTAAGTACATCAATTGATGTCTTTAATTCATCTGTGCTTGTAGCAACTTTATCCAGAGCAGTTGGCAGTGGGTCTTCTGGGTTTATTTGTGTCTGACTGGGACCTGCGTTAAGTTTTTCAAGAGTAGTAATTAAAGCACTAATTGTAGGACGCAGTGTTGCTGGAGTAGCCTCAAGTAATGTTCTCTCAGCCTCACTGATTTTTGCGTCAATACGGTCTAAACCCTCTGGGTCTCTCCCAGCACTTAACATCTGCTTAAATAAATTTGGAATAGTTTCGGAAAATACACCTAGAGCAGTCAGAAAGTTAAGACTAGTAATATTCTGGTCATAAAGTTCCTGTGATTGCTTTTTTGCATCATCAACGGACTTTTTATATGCTGCATCTTGTTCTTTAAGGGCATCAAGATATGCTTTCTTACGTTCATCTACTTGTTTATTGTAGTCATCCGTAATTTTGTCTTCTGCCTCGGTAGCAGTTTTTACTCGTTCATTATCGGCATCAGTTTGTAATGTTCTAATTTCATCGAGTTGCTTAATACGATTTTCTGCGGTATCTTTATCTTGGCGACGTTGTTCAATTTTGTCAAGTATTGATTTACGTGAATCTGCTGAATCTGCTTTATTATAGTCTTCTTGAAGTTTAGCAATATCTTTGTCGGCTTCTTTGATATTTTCTTTTTGATTAGCTACTTCCTGAAGATAATTCATCTCATTTGTAATCTGAGTAGTACCAGCTTCTAATACAGCAGTAGCCTTATCAAACTGACCTTGATTACGCAGTTCACTTACTTGACCAAAAAGAGTTTCATACTTACCAGACAACATCTTTTGTTGTTCTGGAGTAAGATTATCAGCGTTCATTAACGAGCTATAGAAGTCAACTTTACCTTGACGTTTATCAACCTCACTCTTTTTCAAAAGTTCCAGTTTTCTTTTTTCGTAGTCTTCTTGCATTTTAAGCAAGTCTTTATTATAATCTTCCTGAAGTTTTTGTCGTTTATCAGCATCATCTTTTGCAATATCTGTTAGTCTTTGTCCTACCTGACGCTGCATATCAGAGCGTTTCATTTCAAGACCGATTATATTAGTGACAGCACCAAAGGCTTCATTTTGATTACGTGCCGCAAATGGACCACTGCCACTAAGCACACCTTGTTGAAACTGAAGTTGCTGTCCGACAGGGAGTGCAGATAGTAAGCTACCAGTTGCTAATCCTCTAAAAGAATTTTGAAGTTCTTTAGCTAAACCTACGGCTTCGGTTAAGGTAACATTATAACCAAGAAGACCATCTCGCATCAACCCAATGATTCCAATTGATTTTTCTTGTTCTAATGCTAATCTAGCCTGTAGTGTAATTGACTGACCAAACTTAGCCAGGTAGTCATTACGGTCAAATTCGTCGGATGCTAATAGTTGTCTATTAGCCTTAAATTCATCATTTTTTGCTTTAGCCTGTTCAGAGTATTGGTCTCCGAGACGTTGTGCCAGTGCATACTGTTCTAATTGGGTCTGAGTTTGTTTTTTAGTAAACTCATTTATTTGTTCAATAGTACCTTTTACTATTTCAAGGCTTACTTCGGTACTTAGAATAGGTTTATTAAGTGCGGCTAAATTAGCAGCTTGTCTTTTTTGTGCTTCTGATAGTGCATTTAGAGCGTCTGAAATAACAATAGTTGACTGACCAAAAGTATAAGATTTATCATTTATTTGTATAAGTAAGTCAATAAATTCTTTTGCACTTAAATTAGCATATACAAAAGCGTTATTTGCATCTGCTACATCTCTAACTAAAGCTTCTTGACCAACTCTATCAAGTTGGCTTCTTTTTTCTATTATCTGGTCTAATAAGTCTGCTAAAATAGATAATTGCGCTTGTGTTCCGCCTCTATCTCCTTGTAGTACAAACGGAGTAAGTGGTGATTTGAATCCAGTTATGTTACCAAGTAGATTATTAAGAGATTGGTCGGCACGATTAGCAGATTCATATCTAGGTATTCCTAATATATTGGGCTCTCGTAAACCACGAACAAGTGCGTTAACATCTCCAGTGGAAGCGGCTTTGGCAAATTGTACTGCGGTCTCTTTATCAGTAATAAATTGAGCCTGAACATTGTTTGCTTCGTTAAACTGCCGAATTAAATTATTAACTTCCAAAGTAGTGCTTGAAACTTCTCTAGTTAACTGATTTTGCAACTGCGCAATTTCTTTTAGTTTCTGTGCTCTATTATCTGCATTATCAACAAATTTTTGTGATAACTGCGAGTCTTTATTGCTTAAAAGTTCAGTATTGTTTGCAACTTGATTTTGTAGATTAATAATTGAGTTAACTGTGGGTGCTAATTTTGCGAAGTTAGATGAAATATCTAAGTTTATAGCACGATTATTTTCTACAAAAGTTATAGTTGAATTAAATACACTTAAAAAATTATCGAGTTGCTCCACAGTTGGTCTAAGAGCGTCTTGAATAAAAGCACCAAAAGCTGTGGTAATATTTGAAATTGTTGCCCCGAATTTATCAAATGTTGCTGCCGAAGTTTTAGTGCGGGCATTTAAAACTTCATTTGAAATACCTAAATCATTGAGAACTTGGTCAAGTTTTTGAAGTTGAGCAGTTTTATCTCCAGCTTCTTTAATACTATTAAGTGTAGCACGGTCAATTTCAAATCTTCTCGAAAGTGAAGTAATATCACCTGAAAAGAATTCTTTAAGTGCAATAGCCGCACCGCTGAATCCTTGCAAAGGGTCAACAATAGCAAGACGACGGGCAATATTATCTAGTTGCTGTAAGTCTGCATTATATCGTTTAGATACAGGAATAAGTGAAGAAAGACCTTGTAAGTTTTCTTCAAGAGTTCCTCCAAACTTTCGTTGTTGGGTTGCAGCTAGTGTAAGTGATTTTGAGTAGGTATCAAAGTTTCCTGATAGTGCATTAACTGTAGCAGATACTTTTTCAAGTCTATTTGCTTGCTCTAAAAATTGTTGTAAAGTTTGGATTGTAGTCCCAACTGTAAATTGTATTAAAGAGAAAATAGCAGCTATTCTACCACCTAAAGTAGCTAATTGTTCAAATGCTGTTCTAGGTGCCCCAAGTGCTTGATTTGCGTTTCTTTTTACAGAATTACGATTTTCTTCTATATCGTTTGCTACACTTGGAGATAAAGAAGCCAGTTCAGCAGGACTTAGATTACCATATTCACTTTCTCTGTATTGTAAATCCTGACCAGCAAAAATTACTCTTCTTCGGTTAAGTTGCTCCATAGCTTGCTGGGCTAATTCAGGATTTCTTTCAGTTCTAATACGAGAAATAATTACGTTAGCTTCTTCACGATTTAACTGACCTAACTTAACATTAATGTTTTCTACAGTCTCAGCAAGAAGCTTATATGCTTTTGTTGTTTGTGCTACCTGAGTAGTAAAAATACGCAACGCCTTTTCACGTTGCTCGTCAGTCATATTTGGAAAGGCAGTAGCAATATCCCCTGCACCAAGAAGTCTAGCTTGTTGAGCAATTTCGGCTTCATTAAGATTAGCGAATTCTGGTCCAGAAAGAGTCCTAGAAGTACCAAAAATCATTTGACCCAACGCAGCATTTTCTGCGGGGGTCATTCCAATTTGTGCGCCCTCTTGCTCTAATATTTTAGCAGTTTCAGTTCTAAACTCTTCAAGAGTAGTTCCAAATTGATTTAAAAAATTTTCTACGCTTTGTGGAGTAAGCGAGCGTAAACTTCCTCTAGCAACTTCGTTTACTTTAAGAAAACTTGTTGATATTGTGGAAAATCTTCTACTAAGTGCGCTTAAGTATTCATCAATAGGGTCTGGGGCACCAGGAACTCCTGTCATACCCCCAATACCACCTCCACCTAAACCACCAGCAGTGCCACCACCGCCAGTACCCATACCGCCAGTAGCAGCTGTAGGAACAGCCTGTGTATTTGCTAAAGCAGCAGCAGCTTGAGCTGCCCATGCAGCTGGGTTAGTGCCAAAATTTTGAGGAGACGTTGCGTTGTTTAACTGTGTTTGTACCTGTTGAGCGGCAGTACCGGCTGCATTTGCAACATTTGTTAATGCTGTTACATTATTTATTGCATTACTTGCAGCTTTTTTAACATCTTCTTTTATTTTGGTAGCATTAGTCTGTTTAGATTCGTGATATTGCAGTTTTTGAGCAAGTTTCTCAAAATCACCTTTTTCAATTAGTTTTTCTATTTCTGCTAATTGTTTACTAGTAAGTCTTCCTCTTTCTAGTAAAGAAGTTATGTTATCTTTTACTGCTTTTGCAAGATTTTTAGTGTTTAACTCGCCTTTTGAATTTTGTACTCCAAGACCAGCAGCATCAGCTTGTCTAATAAAAGAAGCAAGAGGAGATTGTTGTTTTGCTACTAACGCAGATAAAGCTGCATTACTTTCAAAATCTTTTGATTGAGAAAATTGTTGAAGTTTAGCCAAAGATTCTGCGTTAAGAACACGCTTTTGTGCCTGTGACACTAGGTTACGTAATTCTTTATTGTCACCAAGCGAGTCTACACCAGAACCTGAGGGAAAAAGTGATTTAGTTACAGATTCTCTAACTGCTGTTTTATTTTTTGTTTGAGCTAGTTTGTCTAGCTCTGACACAATAGACTTTAGGGCACTCTGGACTTCGCTTTTTCCAACAACTGTAAAACTAATTGGGACATCTATGCCAGTCATGTTTTTAATTCTCCGTTAGCAACGACTTAACCAGCATCTCCTCTTCCTGTAGTTCCTTTTGCTCTTGCTGTTCAAGTGCTTGTTTTTTACGATTTGTTTTATATTGATTAATACGTGTTGTGATAGCAAGAAGTACATCTACATCTAGGGCGGATAGTTTTCCTAGACGCTGGGCGTGTAAGGTATTTACCTTTTCATCTTCCGTAAAAAAGGCAATCCATCTACAGACCTCATCAAAAACATAGGAAGCGTACTCGATAGTTAAGTGGAGACCGTTAGTCTTTTTCAACATCCGGTACGGCTTTAAGGTCCTGTACTGATTTGATATATTCTTGGAATGTGGACTTTGAAATTTTTCCAATTTGCCAAATATTTTCTGCAAGAGTTTTCACCGTCTCTCCGTGCGCATTTGTAAGTGCTTGTGCTTGAGCATAGTTCAACTTAGGTCGCACGACCCCCTCTACAATAGTGTGTAGTACAAACTCAGTGTTATCAATAACACCCTCGGAATTAGTGGCGAGCTTATTAATTCGTTCCATCTGCACAAAAGAAAGAGCACGAATCCGTAGTCGCTTATTCATACCAACAATGGTAATGTCGGTTTCAATAGTAGGGTCATCCTTGAGAAATTCATTAATATCCTCGTAGTAGTCTCCTGACCCAATGGCAAAATCAATCATATGTTCTCCTTATAATAGATAATAACCCCCCATTAATAATGGGGGGCTAAATATCACCAAACTAGTTCTCGGTATTCGAGTTAGTAGTTGTTGTGTTATAGACCGTGAATCCACCGTTGTCCGTGAAGTTAAACGACATCGTAACGGCTCCCCCTGCGGCGTTTGTTACATTGTAACCGCTCAGAATACCACTCGGAACATCCCAAGTGTACCCACCTTTAGAAATAAGTCTCATACCAACTTCGATACCACTATTAGCACAGTTAATCAGTGCCGTGTGAATATCTGTTCTGTTTGTTGGTAGTGTTACGTCAAATGAACCAGTAATTCTCTTTGATGTTGTGAACGAATAAATCTTACCATCATCATTGAGGAACGGTCCTGCGTCAACAGACGTAGCGGCTAGGCTTGCTTGCCACTGTGAAACGAAGCGTGCATTTTCGTAACCAGTTGCGCTTACCTTAATCTTCAACCACCCGTCTAGACCCTTAATTATTGTCATTTCTGTGATTCTCCTAGTAATCAGTTGGGAATATATAAGATTCCATAGTAACAGCGGCTGTATAAATATAACCCTCGCTGAGTCGTTCTACAGGAAAACTGGGAACGTCAACAACGCAGTACGTTACTGTATGAGGTACATTTACACCACTCACTGTTATTGTTTTTACTGTTGATAATGAGTCAACAACTTGTGTAAGTTTTTGTTGAGCGTCTATAAAACTAGTTCCAATTGAGCGGAAAGTAATCATGCCCTCCCAGTAGCTATCATTAAGCATTAAGTTAGCGTAGGATTGATTCATAACTGGCTGATACACAAGAATGGGAAATTCTGTGTTAATTGGGGCGGCTTGATAATACACTCGCCCACTATATATTGGATATACGCCGCTCAACGAACGCCCAATAAATTGCCATATGTTTGCGTATAGTTTGGGGTCGTACATTTATTTTCCTAAATGAGAAAATCTCTCTTACTTTCTTTAGGTCTACCGGTAAAGCTAAAACCACCGCCAAGTGAGACAGTATTAAATTTACCAAATTCTTCAGTGGCTATACTTAAGTCGTCAAAAGATATTGATACTGAACCAAACTTACTGGCAAACTTAGAAATAGGTTCAACATCGACTAATGATGATTCAACTGCGCTCATATCTGCGGAAGTAAGGGGAATTCCTACTCGATTATCAATAAGTTTTTTATTTGCGGGTGCCCCAGGAAGTGCTGACAGTGATTTAATTTTACCCTTAGCATAGTCAGTAATAAATCTACTGATTCCTATTTTAAGATTCTGCGTTACTACTGCTCGATAATTTAATACTTCTGCCTTAGTTACCATTGGATATTGGGTCGCTATGTCTCCAATAAGTTTATCAGGATTAAAATTTCTGTAAAGAAAGTATTTTGATGCGGATACAAGACCGGCACGTAAATAACCAACTTTTCTTATTTTTGAGTTAGGAAATCCTCGGTAGTTTGGCGCATTTTTTGGGTTTGGTTCATATGGAGCAAAGCCAACTTGCTTACCACCGTACATATCAATTCCAACACCAACTATTTCTCTTGTATCATACGGATAACCGTACTCTTGCATGATAACTTTGACTTCACCTCTAACACCTAATGTCAGAGATAAGTCGCCAGTTTTTCTATAAAAGATACCATCACGAAGACCTTGACCCTTAGGTTTAAGGTAAGTATAATCTCTTCTTTGACTGCGCTGTTTTTGTTTTGAGCTAAACGGTGCAATACCAATTGCAGCTGCTTTTGCCAACTGACCATACGTATTGAGAACAGAGGGAATAATTTTAAACAGGTTCTGTATAATTGCCTGCGTATTTTTTATGTTTCCTGCTCGTGAAGTGACATTTATAGTTAATGTTGCCACTAGTCAAGTTCCTCGATGAAGACAATTTGTGCCCCCATCATTTCATGTTTTATCGGAACATACTTAATTAAGTAAGTATGATTATTATAGATAATCTTATCTTTTGTTGTTACCGTAAGTGCATACGGTATTTGAAGTCTATAAAGTTGGCGTGATGTACTTTGCTGTAACGCTCTAAATTGTGCAGCTACTGAAGAAGTAACGTCACCAGAGCGATTAAGAATACGACACGCAATAGATTCTGGGGCGGAATATGTATTTGTAATTTCCCCATTTACTGAGGAGACACCTGTAAAACGAACAAGTTGTGCGGTGCTTAAAAGAAAATCTTCCGCTTTCTGACGAATCAATAAAATATCGTTTGGATTAACTATCCCCATCGGTTAGTGCCTCAATCCGAGCGTCAATATACTGAATTTTCTTAATTGACTTCCCTGAATTTATAGCGATTTTTTTCAGACGTTCGAGCGTGACTACACTCGTAATTTTATCTACAGACTCACTAAATGTGGAACGAAGTCCGGCGATTTTCTCTAATTCACTATCAGGAATTGTGTTTTCTACATTCACTTGACTCTGCTCTTCCTCAAATACCTTAAGAAGACCCTGCTCAAGCAGTGACTGGTTCAGGCGTAGAAAAGCGTCGTGTTCTTTCTTTGAGTAGATTTCGAGAACTTCATCTTCATAATCAAAAGTAACTTTTTTTGTCTGTGGGTCGTAATTCATAGGATTTGTCTGTAGAATCCACGGAACTTTTTGAGTAAGGTCATTAGGATTTAGACGAATTCCCCCGACCATGTGGACAGGAACTTTTGCGTATTTCTTGTAGATAGTGCTATCAAGACCAACGTAAATATTGTTTGTTGACATATATTATCCTTAAAGAGGGGGATATTATCCCCCTCATCCTTTCAATATGTTTAGGTGAGTTTAATCACACCAATGTTTTCTGGCATATCCACAACCATACCGTATTGCATCCAACCATGCAGAACGTAGTCTGCGGGCTGAACAGTCATATCAGTGTAGTCTTGGTATGTGATGTCACCGTACATCATAATTTCACCGGCGTTGGCACCAATCACGAGAATCTTGTCCTCGGGAATAAGGGCTTCACGCAGGTTTGGCAATCTGTTACGGAACACCTGTGGCAATTCGATAATTGGCACACCCTTATACGATGACACTCTGTTCGTGTTCAAGTATTCAAGCAAGAATGGGTTCACCGGATAGGCGATGTTGTTCACACCACCTGAAGCGTACACATACTCACGGAATCCAGCGAACTCGTAGATGTCACGCACAGCACGACGTGTACCGATAATTGCCTTAACATCACCGGCGGTGTACATAACGTTCTCAATCATGGTGTCCAGTTGAGTGTACGTCAGGTTAGCTGTCGTTGAGTAGTTCGATGGTGTATCGGTTGAGTTCCAAGTTGTTGACAGAAGCGAGAAAACCTTAGCAATAAGAGCATCGCTCAAGTCAGCACGCATACCGTTTCTAATGTTTTCGGTAGTCGTGATTGGGTTGTTTTCAAGGTTCCATGTTGATTCACGAACGCCTGTAATCAAACGGTCGAAAATAAACGTGTGGTAGTCCTGCACATCGGGTGGGTTAGCAACAAGATGGGCAGTGTTGGGCACCATGCTCTGAACAGGGTATCGCCCACGACGAACACGTTTTACCGGTACATCACCAAGATTGGCTTGGCGTGTTGGCATGAATGTTCGGAATAGTTCCAAGCTTAGGTGATTAGGCTCAACAAGCTCAATCATCAACTCAGCGTAAGCCGAACGCTTAGTGGCACTTTGACCAGCAGTCTTAGCTGCCTCAGCAATCGCCTTTTGTAGTTCTTTGTTATCCATTTATTCTATATAATCTCCAGTTTAATTAGTAAAGAATGATATACAGCACGCCATTGTCAGCGTCGTATCTTTCGATTTCACCACAGGCATTGGTACCACTTGAGGCGTGAATGAACAAGCCATTTGAGCCAACCTTAACCTTGTTACCAGGAACGCGAATGTTTGCTTCATCTGTGAAACAGTTAGCAGTGATACCAACTCTACCCCAGTGGAGAGCAACTAGTTCACCTGAGTAAATTGACGGCTCTTTCCATTGGCTACGAGGAACAAGATACTGCAACTCGTTAAATGTGGGGCTACCATAAATAGCATCATTGTTTAGATTGTACGTCTGCTTGTATGGGGCAGTGTACATACTGGCGTATGTTGGGCGGGGGAAATTATCGGGCGGGAAAAACGCCACATAAACACCTGTAGTTGTGTTTGCGCTTGCATAAGACGCAATTGGAAGGTCTTCTCGAACGCCGCTTGCGCCAACCACCACGGCACGACCCTCAATAAGAGTCGAACCAGCCACGGCTTGGCGAGAACGTAGAGTAGTTACTAGTACAGCCATTTTTCTGTTATACCTCGTTTAATGTTATTACTTAGCTTTGAGTTTCTTAAACTCTTGGGCAAGTTGTTTGGGTGACAAAGGAGTATGCGAACCACCAACTTCAGGAATCACCGTATCGTGATTTAAGTTCTTGGATGCTTCGGTTCGAGTTCGTACAAAGTCAGTGACAATTTTGTCAAAAACAGCGTCATCAAGACTTACGTAGAATTCAATCTTTTCGTCTGCCTCAGCCTGTGTGAAACCAGCCTTTAGTAGTCTCGCAACTACATTTTGCCGCTTTTCGGCTTGGGCTTTTGCATGGGCTTCTGCTTTGTAGGCATCGACTTCTTTCCGTAGTTCATTTAGCTCATTCTCCCTTTCTGTCAGTTGCGTCTGCAACTGCTCAATTTGGTCATTTAGTTCATTCATTTGTTTTTCTGCTACCTTACTTAGAAGTTTAGTTCTATCGCCATATGCAGGGACATCAACAATACAAGTTCCTGCAAATATGACATTGTTAAGCCAGTTTACGCCGTTTTCTGCTGTTGCTGACTCGTAGTATATTTCCCACGAAGTCCCAATGTATTCTCGTTCGCTAGACTGGGCTTTTAGTATATCGTAAACATCACTGTACTCATCAGTCCAAATAATTGCTTTTGCTTTGATTACTGGCTTACCATCGTGTGTATCTTCGTAAACACTTGTAATTGGTCCGATGGGAACTGCATTTTTATGACCAGCATAATCAGTTTCTGAAATTGCAATTTTAATTGGAGTATATAGCGCAGTTTTAATTATGTTTTGAGCTTCACTGCGAGGAATACCCTCACGATTTGAGTTAGGCTCAAAATCAGTTAGTATAAGTTCAACTTCTTTTAGAAAAGGATTTTGTTTATTTAATTCGGCAACTTTGATAAATCCATGAACAGTTGCTGATGTCTTTTTGTCTGCCGCATCCATTTGTGCAACAAGTTTTGAAAACCAAGCTTTACCGGCACTGCCACCCCAGAGTAACCAAGAAACCCAAGCAGGAGAATCTTTCGGGGCATTAGCGAAGCGAGCATTTCTACCAAAGAAGCGATTACCCATTCTTGCTCGTGCAGGACTGACTGATTCACCACTAGCATATTTTCGTGCCCAAAGGACTGTGGCTGATTCAAGACCAGAACCACTAAGACCTTTTTCGTGAAGTTCCAGACCACGCTTTGCAGCGGATGTAACTCCCTCGGGTGGAGAGAAGTCAATGTTAGCATACTTAGCAGCAGAATCTGACTTGCTCTTGTACATATCTAGGATTCGCTGTGCGCTCTCCATAACAGAGGTAGGTATGTCAGTCTGCGGTAGACGTTGTGCGGCGGCTCTTAGACCCGCTGTGGAGGCATATAAGCGACCATCACGTACAATAGCAAATGGTAGTTTATATGAGCCTTTTAGTGTAGGATTACTTGCATCATACACAAGAAAACCCTGTCGGGCAATTTCTACTTTAGGGTTATCGGTGTCGAAACCAGCCAGAGAAAATATTTGATTCTGTGCGCTTGGACCATCCCACTGCTCGTCATTTGCAATAGGTAGTTTACTTGAACCTCCTACTTTCCACTGACCCTCTGAAAAGTTTTTAATCATCCATTACCTCTTCTTCATTGTCGTCAGTGGTGTCTGGTGCTCCTCCAATGTACTCATTTTCGATTATCCAGAGTTTACAAACTGCGTTTTCTTCAATTGGTCCAGCCACAATTGCGCAAGCACCGCTATCTTCAGCGAAAAAAGCACAATTGTAACACGCAAGACCCTCGGAAGCGAACACATTTTTCGACGCATCAATGTAATGAGCACCCTCTGAAGTAGTATCTTTTGAAAAGAGACCAAACATCTCAACTGTATTAAGATAAGACTCAATTAAGTATTGCTGTCTAGGAGAAAACTCTTCCAAAGACGCAAGTGACTTAATTGCTCTAAGTTCTGTTATTTTGTGACCAACGAAAGTATCAGTGGCTTCGTAATTACCATCGCTATCTTTTCGATAGACCTGAATTCTTGCCGCCGGTTCTTCTGGAGTACCTGTAATTTTTGCGTCAATGTTTGGAACGTCACCGTTACGAACAATTGATACAATTTTACCACGAGCAGAACCACCAGATGAATCCCACTCGACAAATTGACCTGTCTTCATTAAGCCCCCTTACTAACGTAAATTTCATAGTTACCTGTTACTGACTGCGTAGGAGCAATAGTAACAATAATTCCAGCGAGGGGCGAGTCTAACTCTGGAATGTATTCCTTAGCATTAGAAGTCCCGCTAAATGTATAGCAGGTATATGCTTTAGACGAATATGCAGAAACAAGACCGCTAATGCTGTCTGTTTTAATAATAAAGTCATCATCAAGTTGACCAAAGTCAGCACATAGCGTAATTGGTAGCGTAGACGGAAGCGAGTCCGATACATTAATCAAATTGTGACGAATGTAAATTGTTGCTCGTTTCCAACCGCTCTTACTCAAGGGAATATACACATAGCGTGTGTTATTCTGTGCGGTGTAGTCAAAGAATCCTGCATATGCAGGTGTAAGTGCAGTTGTAAAAACAGCACCACTACAAACTACTGTATCATGATAATTATTGGGCAACGACTCAACAAGAGTTGTAACTTGACCATCAGTAGCGGTCATTAAAGCACGGCGATTATTAATGCGAACGGTAGCAAATTCACCGTCAGCCATTTCAGTAAAGTCCGTGCCAGTTAAATCAGCAATATGAACGCCACCAATAGGAAAACTAGTTCCTTGATATGATGCAGCGGTAGAAGTGTAACCAGACACAGCCACATCAACACTCACAGGATTAGCACCACCAAGTACGTTACCGCTCTCATCACTGAGCATAAGCTGTTGGTAATATTCACTGTTTATTGTTTGTGCAGCTAGAGTGATTACGGTAGAACTCGGTACAGGAATCCCCATAGACCCTCCTAAAAAAAAATTACTCTCTATTATTATATACTATTTTTGTGTCAAAATTCTGCGAATGGTTTCTCTTGATACAATTACACCCGCAGAAACACAAGATGACTCAATATCACGAATAGACGCATTAGGTGAAGTTTCTTTCAAACTCATTACCAGTTCACGAACAACTTTAGAAGTTGTTGGTCTTCCTCGTCTTCTCTGGTATTTACTTTGGAGCGATTTTGTGTTACTATCATAAATGGAATATTTTTCAATATCGTCTATTTTGCGCTGACGTTTCATTAAATTACATAATTCTTCAAACCACGGTTCTTTATTAACACTGGAATAGATTATTTTACAATCAGCGCAGAATCTACTTCCTCTTTTGGCGAAGTTGTCACACACACAACATAGTTGACTCATAGGTACCTCTGACAAATTAATAGGGTATATTATTACCCACTAGAATTATACCATGCGCCAATGAAAAAGTCAAGATTTGACAAGAGTTTAAAAGTGTGGTATAATCTTATTACCCCCTGCGGGGAATATAATATATAATAATATAATATATAATATATAATATAGATATATAATTAAGTTATTTAATAATAACTTATATTAATAATAAAGTAAAGGACAAGATTATGTTAAGTAAGACTACTGCATATCCGCAAAATGTAGAAAATCCAAAATATCCCGAACAATACGCAGAATTTAAGCGCATTGTTGATGTTATGTACGAAATTCATAAAGAAAAGATGAATGACTATTCGCCACAGAATATGTTAGGCACTGGTGAACTAGGCGCAATTGTACGCATCTGGGATAAAACTGCTAGACTCATGAACTTATACGGATTTGATATTACCACAGGCGAGTATAAAGGGTCAAAGTCACCTAAATTTGAAAGTATTGAGGACAATTTGACAGACCTCGCTAACTATGCTATAATTGCATTAATCTTACTGAAAGGGAAATGGGGAAAGTAGTATGACTGAAGATTTTAAACAAGAGACTGAAAATGAAACTGAGGGTGTAGAAAGTCTACATAACTATCAGTTGTTTGTGCGAAGTACAAAGGTGTACTCAGAAGAACACCATCTAATCTACCCAGTATTGGGTCTTGTCAATGAAGCAGGAGAAGTTGCAGGTAAGGTTAAGAAACTTATGCGTGACGACGATGGTCAATTAACTCAAGAAAGGTTTAATGACATTGTTTCAGAATTGGGTGATGTGCTTTGGTATGTTACTGCTGTTGCAGACGACCTCGGTATTTCTATTAGTGATGTATTTTATGAGAACTTCATGAAGATTAAAAGTCGTGCTCAACGTGGTGTAATCAAGGGAAGTGGAGATAACCGCTAATGAAACCAGGTAAGTATAGATTTTCTGTAGTCGCATTTACCTGCTCACGAGTTGACGGCGACGATTTTTATGAGTATGTTGTTCAGTTCACCTGTAGTGCGCAAGATACAGAAGAATTTAGTACACATAGTCTGCGGGCTATTTGTTATGAAGCCGATTCTACTAAGTTCATAAAGTATCTACAAGAGAAGATGATTCTTACTGTAGAACGAGAATTGTGCTCTAAAGAAGTTTGTGAGATTTTGACCGATTTTTCTTTTACAAGTATTTTACAACAAGAGTCAGAGAATGACAAAGGAGATGCTACTGATGCCGAGTAGTTTTTTGAGCGACGAGTTTTTGAGTAAGTATAATGATAACCCCGAATGGAATTCCATTCTTGGGCAGTTTGTTTATCTTCGCACCTATTCACGGTTTCTTCCTGAATTGGGTCGCCGAGAACACTGGAAAGAAACGTGTCGTCGTGTCGTAGAATATTCTATGAGTCTTCACTCTGGTCCAAATGATATGACTCTGCTTCGTCAAGAGGCAGAGCATTTCTTTGACGAGATGTTTAATTTGCGCCTGTTTACTGCGGGTCGCACTATGTGGATTGGCGGAACGGAAGCCGCACGCAAGTTCCCCCTGTCAAATTTCAATTGTTCATTTACTGTAGTTGATTCATTTGATGCGTTTGTTGATGCCTTTTATTTGATGATGCTTGGTACAGGGGTTGGTTTCCGTGTACTTCCGCAAGATGTTTATCGACTACCTGCGATTAAAACCAATGTAGTTGTGGCACACAAGCCGTATCATCCAAAGAAGCCTGACCAGCGTATTGAAGAAACTCAAGTTTATGAAGATTCCGGCGGTGTTTATATTATTGTTGGTGACTCGAAAGAGGGCTGGGTTAGTGCGTTAGACGCTTACTTCCAGACAATGCGCTCTGACAAGTATGTTGAGTCGATTATGATTAACTACGACAATGTTCGCCAACAAGGTGAGATTCTTAAAACATTTGGTGGTCGTGCTTCAGGTCATACCGCACTGCGTGATATGTTCAAGCAGATTCACCGTGTCATGTGTCGTGGTAATGCCCAGTTGAACACTGTGCAGGCGATGGACATTATGAATATTATTGGCTCATGCGTAGTTGTTGGCGGTGTTCGTCGTTCAAGCGAGATTACCTTGTTCGATATTACCGATGATAATATTCTTGATGCCAAGACCAATCTTTGGAGTGACCCAAAGAAAGAAGAGTTCCGTTATCGCTCTATGAGTAATAACTCGGTTTACTTCCAAAAGAAGCCAACCCGAGAACAACTCAAGGATATTTTTGAACGTATTGCGAACAATGGTGAGCCAGGTTTTATTAATGCTGAAGCCGCATCTAAACGTCGCCCATACTATGCAGGTACCAACCCATGTGCGGAGATTCTCCTTGCCGACAATGGCGTGTGTAATCTCTCAGAAATTAACATGGCTGGTTACGTTAAGCACGGTAAAATTGACTTTAATGCGTTGGCAAATGCAATCATCTTGGCTACTCGTATTGGTCTTCGTATGACCACGGTAACACTTGAACTTCCCCATTGGGATGAAGTGCAGAAGCGGGACCGCTTGACTGGCGTTTCATTCACTGGCTATGTGGAGGCTTTGGATGCGTGTGGAGTTGACTCAACTGATGTCGATGCACTTGTTCCAATTATAAACTCAGACGGTAGTTTGTTGCAATATCCATTGGCGATGTTCTTGCAGGAGTTGAATAAGATTGCGAATAATGCGGCTCAAGAGTATGCCAGTGTTCTTCGTATTCCTACACC